ACAACCATAGGGACTATTGAGGGGACTGCTAGGGTTTCGATGGCTGATAACGGCACTCAGCTAATGATTTTGGTTCCCAGTGGCAAGGGATACATTTACAACTATGTCACTGATGTCTTTGCTGAGATCACTGACGTTGACTTTGTAGCCAATGGCGCACCTCAGTTTGTTGTGTTTATTGATGGCTATTTTTTAATCACAACCGATACTAAGAAGTTCATTGTTAGCGCGATTAACAACGGTCTAGCCTACAACGCACTAGATTTTGGTACAGCAGAGTCTGATCCTGATGACATAGTTGCTCCAGTAGTATTCAAGAACCAACTATTCATTTCAGGCGGCGAAACATTTGAGGCTTTCCAGAACATCGGTGGGGCAGACTTCCCATTCAGCAGGACAGGACTATTCCTTCAAAAAGGCTGTTTTTCGCCTTACTCGTTGGTTAATGCACAAGACACTTTCATGTGGGTCGGTGGCGGTAATAATGAATCGCCTGCAATCTGGGCGCTAAACGGCAACAGTACGGTCAAGATTTCGACAACGGCAATAGACTCGATACTAAGCGGATTAACGCTGTCACAAGTCTCTGCTATTTACTCTTGGGTCTACGCGAACAAGGGCGCATACTTTATAGGCTTCTCTCTGCCCTCTACGACCCTTGTCTACGACACGACATCGCAGAAGTGGCACGAACGTAAGTCATCAATATCTGGGACTATAGGAGCCTTCAGGGTGTCCTCAATCGTCAAGGCTTATAACAGAATATTGTGCGGTGACATTGTTGACGGCAGGATTGGTGAGATGGACTCTGATGTCTATACAGAATACGGGAACGCAATCACTAGAACGATAGCGACACAGCCGTTTCAGAACAATATGCAGTCTGTATTCTTTCCCAGCCTTGAGCTAACTGTTGAATCTGGGGTGGGTAATGCGGCAGTAGAAGATCCGCAGATTGTGATGGAGCGCAGCTTGGACGGAAAGACATGGAGTGGCGCAATTGCCAGAGGACTTGGCAAGATTGGTGAGTACAACCGGAGGGCTATCTGGCGCAGGAATGGCAGAGCAGGAAGGTTTGAGGTGTTTAGGTTTACGCTCACTGATGCGGTCAAGCCAGTAATAATCCAGCTCACTGCTAACATTGTCGGCGGTGACAAGTGACAGGGCCAAGGCTCAATGTCGGCCAGCCTATCGTTGATGAAAACGGCACAATGGCGCAGGCGTTTAGACAGTTTACACAGGACGCAAGTTTAAGCATTCCGATAGTTGGCGCTGGCAGTCCAGAGGCGGTCATTGAAGCGGCTCAGTACAGTTTATATTTAGACTCAAGCGGCGGTGCATCCGCTATACAATATCGCAAGATGCAGCCTGAGATTGGCGGTGATCGCAAAAAAGGTTGGATTTTAGTCTAGGAGAAAATGATGGTAGCGCCAGTAATAGCAGCAGGAATAGGAGCAGGGGCAAGCCTTATAGGTTCTGGTCTTGACTACAGGTCAAACAAAGACCAGCAAGAGCTATTAGAAAAGCAGAGAGAGGAAGATATAGCCCTGATCCAAAAATATGGTCAGAGGGCTATTGATAGCCTTAGTGGCGGGTATCAGAACGCCCAGAGAACTCGCAAGGCGGCACTAGATAAAAACATGGGTCTTACTGGGCAGACATTTAAGCCCATGATCGACACCATGCAGAGCGGCGATTATATGGCGCAACAGGAGATTATTTCTGGATTGCAGGGTCAGCGTAATGCTTTGCTTGGAAACCCTGTGAATTACGGCGCGATGACACCTAGAAATGTCCCAATTGATTATTCTGCACTAACTGGATTAACTGGCCCTCAGTCATTGGAATTCTCACAGATTGAACTGCCTGAGTACGGCGCATCAACAAACACCCAAGCGCAAGAAAACTGGACAGATTTTAACGCACAGCAATATTTAGCTGCGAACCCCGATATTGAGCCTGATTATAATCGTCTAAGACCTCAATTATTGGAAGGTGGTGATCCACAGTTTGCAACTCTACAAGGCTTTGCAAAATGGCATTATGACAATTATGGCAAGCAAGAAAACCGTCCTACGTCTGCACAAGAGTCAGGAAAGAAACCTGCGATATTTACTTCTGAGCAAGTAAGGCTTGCAATTGAGGGGATGGGGTAATGGCTAGAAGCCGATACTGGACAGGCTTTTCTAAGGCTGCTTCACAGGTCAAAGCTGCCCAATCTAGAGCTGCTGCCCAATCTAGAGCAGATCAAGCAGCTAAGGCAGCCGAAGCAGCCAAAGCAAAAGCAGCACAAGTCAAAGCTGATCAGGCAGCTAAAGCTAAGGCAGCACAGGCAGCTAAGGCTAAAGCTGATCAGGCACAAGCAGCCAAAGCTGCCCAAGCAGCTAAAGATCAAGCCGCACAAGCAGCCAAAGCTGCCCAAGCAGCGCAAGCTAAAGCAGCGCAAGCAAGAGCAGCGCAAGCAAGAGCCTCACAAATTAAAGCAGCTCAAGCCAAGGCTGCCCAAGCAGCTAGAGAAGCACAGGCTAGAGCATCTAAGGCCAGAGCAGCACAGGCCAGAGCAGAACAGGCTAAAGCAGAACAAGCTAAAGCGGCACAGGCAGCTAGAGAATCACAAGCTAAAGCTGCTCAAGCCAAGGCGGCGCAAGAAAAGGCCACACAGGCCAGACAAGAACAAGCCAGAATTGCTCAAGCCAAGGCAGCTCAGGCAGCCAGAGTTAAAGCAGAACAGGCCAGAGCAAAAGCAGCACAAGAAGCCAGAGCAAAAGCAGAAAAGGCTGCACAAGCCAGAGCTGCCGAGGCGAAAGTTGCTCAGGCTAAAGCGGCCCAAGCCAGACAAGAACAGGCCAGACAAGAACAGGCTAAAGCACAGGAACAGGCTAGAGCCGCTCAAACTGCAAAAGCAGCCCAAGCTAGAGAGGCTCAACAAGAAAGGGCTAGACAGGCTCAGGTTAGAGCAGAACAAGCTAAAGCGGCACAGGCTAGAGAATCTAAGGCCAAGGAACAGGCTAAAGCACAAGCACAAGCCAAGGCGGCGCAAGAAAGAGCGGCTAGAGCTGCACAAGAAGCCAAAAAAGTTCAGGCCAGAGCAGCTAAGGCTGCACAAGAGGCAAAAGCCGCAGAAGCTAAGGCTGCTCAGGATAGAGCTTCTCAAGCTAAAGCAGCGCAAGCCAAGGCTGCACAAGTAAAAGCGGCTAAAGAGGCTCAAGCAGCGCAGGCGAAAGCAGCCGAAGCCAGAGCAAAAGCTGCTCAAGCAAAAGCGGCTCAGGCCAAAGCGGCTAGAGAAGCAAAGGCTGCTAGAGAAGCCAAGGCAGCACAAGCAAAAGCTGCACAAGTTAGAGAAGCACAAGTTAAAGCTGCCGAAGTTAAAGCAGCTAAGGCCGTACAAGCGAGAGCAGCACAAGCTCAGGCACAAGCACTAGAAAAACGTACTCGACAAGAGCAGTTGCGGCGCTCTCAACAAGCTGCTCAACAAGCTGCCGCCCAACAAGCCGAGGCCGCTTACGTTAAGCCAGAACTCACCGAGAGAGAAAAAACTATGCCAGAACAAACTAATCAGTCCAAAGCATCTCTTTTAGATGGTATTTCTAAGAATCCTCCCTATGATTCTGCTGATGTCGAGAAGGTCAAAGACTTGTTGAATTCTGGTCAGGTAAAGGTCAGTGAAGTTTCGCAATATTTTGATGTTCCTGTGAATGATGTTATTCAAAACCTTACTGGCATCCCAAGAGATACTTATAACTCTGGAGAATCAACTCCTGAAACCGTTTCTGCTGTTATGAACATGATCAACAGCGGTGTGGCAAGCCCTGCTGAAGTTCAAGAATATTTCTCTACAGCCGCTGGTGAGGTAGAGGATTATCTAATAAATGTCGAGGGATATACGCCTGAAGATATATCTAACGTACAGCAAGGAATAGCTGTTGCGTCTGCGGATGTTCGCAACATTCCTGTCGATGGAGATTACACGCAACAAGAAATAGATACAGTAGCCACGGCAATCAATGATGGGGTAATGACTACAGGACAAGTTGCCCAGCAATTTGATGTGGCAGAGCAAGAAGTCATTGACAATATGAAGATTATAAACCAGCGACAATCTACCGCTCCTGCGTTTACTCTTCCAGCAGCACCAGCCCCTGCTCCAGCAGAAGATACGAAAGAGCTATTTAAAGAAAATTTGCTAGGAGGTGCTGCTCCCGCAGGCGGTGGATATGCGCGGGGAAATGATATTCCAACTGGTCTATATGGATCAGAGATGGCGCTAAAGGGCGGCGCTTCAGGCGCAATTGAAATGCTTGACCAGCTAAACAGGGCTGGACAGTCAAGTTTAACCGCACAAACTCAGGCAGGGTTAGCGTCTGCTGAACAACAAAAGGCGGTAGCTGATGCGGCAATAATGTCGGGTACTACTCAGGGTCTTGATGCGTTAGGCGCTGCGGTGGCCGCTGGGAGAACTGATCTAAGAGACGAATACGCCAATGCTTTGGCAGCAGCAGAACAGCAGTCAATAATAGCTAGGGGTGACATTTCCGCAGGTGGGCAGGCTGGTCGTGACGCTATGGCTGCGGCAGGTGCTGCCACTAGAGCAGACTTAACAGGACAGTATGACACTGGACTTGCTAACGCACAGGCTCAGGCGGCTATTGCTAGGGGAGATATTCTCAGCGGAGAGTCTAGAGGGATGGCCGCTCTAAATCAGGGGCTAGGCGAGGCTAGACAAGATATAACACAGGGAATGCTGACTGGGCGGCAAGACATTACTCAGGGAGCAGATACTGCGCGTCAAGACATTACTGGCGCATTTGATCGGGCAGAGGGAATGTTTCAACCCTATCAGGAGGCTGGAACTACTGCATTGCAACAGCAACTAGCCCTGTCAGGCGCACTAGGTCAGGAAGCGTTCAATGCAGCCTATCAAGAATCACCTCAGATGGCGTTTCTCAGAGAGCAGGGA